AAAGGTCCGGAAGATGAGAAATGGCGCAAAGTCTCCAAATCTGCTATAATTATAGATAAGGATAGCACTGACGACATTATAGCTGAAATAATGGGGTTGGATGCAGTTACTAAAGAATTACATAATAGTAGCGACGGAAGTTTATGCGACTTTTGTGAAAACCCAGCAGTAAAGGCCATGTTATGGGCCGGGGGGTCACAGCACCTATTCGTTTGCTCAGGGCACATTGAAACTGGGATGCGCCAGATCATCGACGGAAACCGCGATGCAGTTAACCAAGTAATTGATTTAATGCCACCATCCGCCGAACAAGATGGTACCCAAGTCACTATCACCATCTCCAAAGAATCGGAGAATAAAGAAGAGGAAGATATGGACATTAAAAAAGAATTCCCGATACTAAAGCGGGATGACGACAAACAACTGGTTACTGGCGTGGTACTGGAGCCTGAAGTTGAAGATGCACATGGTGATGTTATCTCAGTTGAAGAAGTTGAGAAAGCAGCCCACAATTTTATGCGGGAATCCAGGGTCATTGGTCTGCAGCACAAGGAACAGGGGCCAGCTGAAGTTGTTGAAAGTTTCATCACCAAGGAAGAAATGAACATCGGTGGTGAGAAAGTTGTCAAAGGGGCTTGGGTCATGACCGTAAAGGTTCATGATGTAGATATTTGGAAAGCGGTTAAATCAGGCGAATTCACCGGATTCTCAATCGGTGGTACTGGTATGAGGAGTTAATTATGACGAAAAGATTAACTGAACTGAGAATAGGTGAAGTTAGTTTGGTAGACAAAGCCGCTAACAAGCGGAAATTTTTAATCATGAAAAGTGAAGAAGGAGGTGGTACGATGGGCGATCTAATCTTTAAGGATGTCGACGAGGCGGTAGCTAAAGTCCTCAAGGCAATTGCTGAAGATAAAAAGTATCTGGATGTTATCAAGTTTTCTGAAGATAATGCCGATTTGCTGGAAGCTGTAATGACCGGTGATAAAGATGCTGTTGCAATGGTAAAATCAATTCTTAGCGGCGGTGCAGATACCGTTAAGGTTATGAAATCAGCTTTTGGGGACGAAATGAAGGGCACTGAATCAGAAATGACTCTTGCCGCTGCAATGAGTCTTCTGACAGCAGTTGAAGGTGATCTACCTGAAGCCGCCGTTGAAAAGATGACCAAAATGCTCGGTCTTCCTGAAAAGAAAGAAGATTATGGTACTATCAAAAAGAATGACGATGGTTCTTATAATCTGGAATCGATTCCTGAAGAAATGCGCACCATGGTTGAAGGTCTTTGGAAATCAAGTGAAGCTCAAGCTGAAGCCATTAAAAAGGCTGAAAAACGGGCTGATGACCAGGAAACAGTGCTCAAAGCTGAACGTAATACACGTATTCTTAAGGAATTCGTACAGAAAGCTGGTGAGTTTAAAAGTTTATCTGTTGATGCAGATAAGTTTGGTGCCATCTTGAAATCGGCAAGTGAATCGATGTCAAAAGAAGACTTTGAAGAGCTTAACCGGGTTCTTAAGGCTGCAGATGACAACGCGACCAATCTGTTCAAGGAATATGGCCACAGCCTGGATAACGAAAATGATGATAAAACTGCTTTTGCCAAGTTGGAAAAGGCAGCAGGTGTTATCGCTACTCGTGATGGGATCAGCAAAGAAGTTGCTTTTGTTAAAGCAATGGACGAGCATCCTGATCTAGCTAAGGCTGAACTGGCTGAGCGTAATTCACATTAATTTTTAATTAGAAGGAGGTCATCTAATGGCTTGGGAACAAAAAGGCTTTTGCGTCGGTGCTCTCGTATCCGACGCGGATATGGCTAGTAACCAGTTCAAGTGCGTGAAAATGAGCGCTGCGAATGGTGTTTTCTCTCTGTGTGACGCTGACGGCGAAGTAATGCTAGGTGTTCTACAGGACAATCAGGGCTCTGGTATTGCCGGTGAAGTTTGTTTATCCGGTGTCACCAAGGTCACGGTTGGCGTAGGCGAGACTCTGGTTGCTGGACAAACATGGGGTACTGATGCAAGTGGCAAAGCTAAGACTGTTGAGGGTTCCGTTACTGGTGCCGATCTCGGTGATTATGCTGCAGGTGTTGTACTTGAGGGCGCAGCTGCCGGTGAATTGGCAACTGTTACTATTGGCTTACAGACCTTCAAGACTGAAGCTCAGTAATTAAACAAACCAGGAGGATATAGTTATGCCACAACCAACCAGAGGTGACGTGCATGTTGTACGAGCGCTCACCAACGTAAGTGTTGCTTATATGCAAAGTGCCACTGATTTTATTGCACCACACGCTTTTCCATCAGTGCCGGTGCAGTTTCAATCAGATAAGTACTTTGAGTTCGATTCGGTTGATTTCCGCCGTAATAATGCCAAACCACGCGCTCCGGGTACTGAATCCGCTGGCGGTGGTTTCAACGTTACGACTCAGACTTATACCGCTGAGGTATATGCTCTGCATTCGGATATCGCTGATCAGATTCGTTCGAACTCTGAAATCGATATGGACCGTTCAGCTTCTGAATTCGTAGCCCAACAGCTACTGATCCAGAAGGAAGTTAACTGGATGGCTTCTTTCTTTGGCACAGGTGTTTGGGACACCGACGTTGTTGGTGATACCGACTTCGCTCGTTGGGATGATAGCTCATCTGATCCTGAAAATGACATCGATGTTGGCAAAGCTGCTATCAAAAAGAATACTGGCTTAACCGCTAATACTCTGATTGTTAGCCATGAAACACATCAGGCTCTGAAACGTCATCCGTTGATCACTGAACGATTTAAGCATACCAGCAGCGATTCAATTACTGCTACTATCCTGGCTCGTTTCTTTGAAGTAGATCGTTACATGATCGCTAGTGCTTCATACACCACATCTGCTGAGGGCGCAGCTTCGACTGTTAACGCTTTCATCGCAGGTAAAAATGCTCTTCTCTGTTACGTTGCTCCTGCTCCTGGGATTATGGTCCCAAGTGCTGGTTATACCTTCGTATGGAGTGCATTCTCCGGTGCCAATGGCGGCATGCGTACTAAACGCTTCCGTATGGAGAAACTGTCCTCTGATCGGATCGAGGGTGAGTTTGCTTATGACCATAAGCAGGTGTTGAGTGAAGCAGGTTACTTCTTCAGTTCAACCGTAAGCTAATATATGGGGGGCTAACCACCCCCCTAATTTTATAGGAGGATGTGATTATGCCTGTTCCAGGTAATCGACAAACCGCACAAATTACCAAAGGTGGGATCGGCTCTAAATCCGGTGTCATGTTTGGTGATGGTGTGTGGCTATTTACAACCGCTACGACCCCAGCTGATGGAGTGTCTGGTGATGGTGCTGGTTTTGCTGGTAAAGGTTCAATTGTTTCCGCACTTGATACTGGTGAAATGTACACAAATCAAGGCACCAAGGCTAGCCCTACTTGGGTTAATCAAACTTAAATAATGTAATGAATTAAGGAGCAATATATTATGAAAACAGTGAAAGTTTTGAAACCCGGTATTCTTATGGGCGAGGTTAGAGAGTTTGGTGACGAACTCCCTAAGGATAAATTTTTCAATCTACCAATTAATGTGCAAAATTCATTGATTGGGGCTAATCACGTTGAGATAGTTGACGATGAGACCATCAGTGATGAAGATAGATTTGATGCGATTGAAAAACGAATGGCTCACCTTGAAAGTTTAGTATTTGGTACCACAAATATTGCCAACGAAGTGAAGATAACAGATATTGTCTTACCAAGTATTGTCTTACCAAGTAAGGGTAATAAGGTATCATTCACGGATAATGGAGTTGAAGTAACTGGTGTTATTACTTCAATTGCTAAGAAGGGCGAAGTTGCTCGGGTTAAAACCGAAGATGGTCAAAAATTCGCTGTTAATTTTGGGGAAATAACGATTATCGAATAGGAGAAATTTAGATGGCTGAACAAGCAGGTTGGAATGTAGCGGCTACGGCCACTGCCGGGATAGCGACGGCACTAAAAGCGGCGGCTGCGAATAAAGAGCACATCATCCAATCTGTGGATGCCAGTGCTGTAGGGGCAGCCGAAATACTATTACTACAAATCAAGGATGATACCACCATAATTTGGGAGGGCCACGTACATCAGTCACGTGGAGTAGTTTTCCCCAAAGGATTATCAATTACCCGTGGCGGCGCATGTAGTGCAGTATTAGCTGCTGGTGCTGGTGTAACAAAAGTTAATCTACATGGGATAACGCGATAATGAATGGTGTTGACACTAAAGCTTTGGAAAAAGCCACGGAGGCCCTAGTGAAAATAGAATCCCATGAAAGGGTTTGTTCGGTAAGATATAAGGAAATATCGGATGGACAAAAAGCTATTTTTCATAAATTAGATGAATTAGGTAAGAACAATTTTAACAGGTGGATGCAAATAGCGGGTGCCCTTATCATGGCCCTGCTAACCGTTATAGCATTTTTATATAAGGCAACTTAAATGACCTGGACTTATTCCGGTGATCCCGGCTCAACATCCAGAGATGAAGTTCGATTTTTAATCGGAGACACTGATAATGGTGATCAGATAGTCTCCGATGAAGAAATTGCTTACGCAATTGCTCAGGAAGGTAATAATCGTTTAGCAGCAATTAGGGTTATACGGGCTACTGCTGGTAAATATGCCAGGAAAGTTGATAAAGCCGTTGGCGATCTTAAGATGTCTTATGGCCAGATAGCCAAGCATTACATGGATTTAGCAGTATTTCTTGAATCTTCTGATGATAATTTATACGCACCAATGGCTTATGCTGGTGGTATCACACATTCAGGTAAAGATTCAGTAAAAGCAGACACGGATCGAGTGGACCCATCATTTACCAAGGGCGTACATGATAATCCGGAAAATAACAATGATGACAGGGAGTCTCCAGAATGAAAAAAATTTTATTGGTGCTTTTATTAATTAGCCCGAGTGTGATGGCCGGTGATCCACATCATTCTCACAATACCGGAACAGTGGTAATATTGGCTGATAATACATTCGGTGCGGCATCAGCAGCAGCCCAGGCGCAACATCACCCATACTATGGGACCCGAAAGTTGCAGGGGTCGTTTGGTCTAGGTAGCTTTGAGGGGGAGTATGCCACCTCAGTTGGGCTGGCCCAGCAGTTAGGTGCGGGGAAGGTAATGATGAATGGTACCGCCACCCAGGAACGTGGTAAAATATCCTATGGTATAGGGGCTAACTGGAAATTCTGATGAAATTTAAAACCGTAGCAGAAAATATAATAAAACCACTTTTAGATAATAAAAAGTGGGTTCTATTGATTACTGTTGGTTTAACTGGTTGGGGCTATACGGCCTATGATTTTATTGAACAAGAACACGTACCCCCTGTTGTCGCAGAAGAGGGGGCCAAACCAACGCAAGATGTTAAAACCATCTGCGCAGATTTAATTAGAAAACATGTTACTAACATTCATTTAGAGGACTAGATAATGGCAGCGATAGCAGACGCAGATGTAAGTATTGCCGCAAGTGGGGCTATCCGGTGGACGGGTGCAGCTACCACCAATAAGCACACAGTACTGGAATTCATTCAGTTTATGATGAATAAGCAGGATGATGAACAGGCAGCTGGTGACATCTTATTGGATATCACGGTTGACACTCCTTTTGATAGAAAGACCGATACCATCGTCAACTTGAACTTCCCGTTCAATATCGATGATACCTTTGCCACACATTTATATGATGGTTCGGTGCAACAAGCCCTGGATGCAAATAACTCCGATGGCACGTTGTATTCTGGTTTAGAGGTACTTGGCCCAGTTGAGACCGGCACTGAATATATGATTCTACAGGCAGGTCGTGTACTCCCTGCTTTCTGGGGCACAGGTATCAATTCCCCCGGCGGTGCATCATTAGTATTCTCACGTCACTTAGTTAAATCACGTGAGGGTGGGTCTGATATCGATGGTAAACGTATTGTGGTATTAGCCAGAACGCTGGGGGATGGTTACAGACGATTCCCAGTACAGCTCGGTACAGCTAATGCTGTTGCCGCTATTGGTAATGGTGCTGATATTTTCAACACTACTTCAGATGCCGCACTGGCAGCTTATGATGGTACCATCCTAAACACCGAAGGGTTCCAGGAATTGGACATCGATGCCACTGGCGCTACTGGCCAGGAATTCTATTCCAAATGGGACACCGGCGGGCAGTCAATCAATGACGTCTATGAGTTTGGTAAATTTACCACACAAAATGCACATATCGCTGATGCAACAGCAGGTACATTAGTTACAGAACAATTAACTGAAGCACGTTTCCAGATCAAAATCGGCGCTGATGGCGGTGGTTTGACCGGGACATTGTATGCTGAGTTGTGGGATTCCGATGACATAGGTTCGCAGTTAGCTGAGCCTTCAGGTGCTGCCTTAGCGCGTTCTGAGGATATTTTGGTCAGTGCGATCACTACCGGTTATGAAGAGGTTATTTTCCGTTTCAATCGAAAAGACCCAACTGGTGCTATCGCAGCGCAGGCAACCCAGCGTGATCTAGTTAATGCTGAGTACTTCATTGTGCTGAGACACCTTGAGGGCGATGCATCTAATTATCTGGTTGCTGAGGGGGCCGCTACTGATCAGGATGCTACCCAGAACACCGCATCAGATACAGGCGCTGTATGGACAGCAGTTGCAACATCAGATATCAATCTGATTGTTAAATCTTCCCCGGAAATTCACGGCATTGCTGGTGAAACCCTGGAAGGAATCTCAGCCGAGGTCCTATTTGATAATGAATCAGGTACTGGCGTCGTTGAAGATCAGATTGTTAATTGGGGCACTGAGCTAGTTATAGATACCTATACTGGTACATTTATCGAGGGCGAACATGTTAGAATATTCGCCGATGGTGGCACGACCGTTAAGAATGGTGGGCAACTATTATATGATAATGGTTCAACTGCTATGATCTTGGCACTTGATGATATCAGTAGTAATTTACTTGATAATGATGACATCGTTGGTGTTATATCAGGTGCCACAGCTAAGATCGCTACCACTATCACAAGTATGGATAAGTCTGGTGGTACTGGATTGCTCCTGGCTAAAGATGATAATGGTGTGAATGGTGAACTTTACATCCAGTTAATTACCGGTGTAAATCCTGTTGATAATTCACGAATTTACGCTCCGGGTTCCGTCGCTAATTTCGTCGATGCTGCAACCACTATTAATTCCAGAACATTGAATCCTGAATTTATGGGAGTATCAACTGGTTCCAATATCATCGGCGCATATGGCATCGGTTTTGACCCCAATGATGTTGGTGCATCCGATCTATTTACCTCACTGGATAACAGCAGCAGAACTCCACCAAATAATCAGACCTTTACGGTCTCGGGTGTAGTCTCAGGTGAAGATCGGATATTGGTCGGACCGCGTGTTGGCACAGCCCTGGATTCTGGTCAGTGGCTATTAGCTACTGCTTTAATTGGCGGCACTGAGACTGCCGTGGTTGTTAAGACTGGAACGGAAACTATTCCGAACTTGGCCGGTGACACACCCGCATCTGGTAAGGCTGCGGATAACCCCGCCTTGCGTATCGCTTTGGATTCGGGCATTCGGGGCTATCAGGACTATGAATCACATGATGGTGTAGATACATTTACCATTTTGTCTTCAAGCTATTCTGGTGACATTGCTTCGGTAAACAATGAGGTATATTTAGCTTATATTGATGTTCTGGCAGATGCTACGTTGGAATCATACACAGCTACCTACGTTTCGGATAGGGACCTGTTCGTGCGAGTTCGTGATGGCGGCGGTACTCCGATCAAGACATTTGAATCGGATTCGGCGCAGTTCCTATCAACACCGCAAACAGTGGCTGCAGTTCGGACGCCTGACGTTTAAAAATGATTACCGTCATCATTCCTTGGGACGAGGTGCAGATGCCAGCTGCTGTGGAATGGCAGTTATGGCGTCAGCTTAAAGGGGTTTTTTCTATCGACCACTTTATTTTTGTGCCCCGTGTCCAGCTTGTATTAAATCTTGGCTATGATCATGTTGACACCATGGAGGAAGCCTTAGCCCTGAGCACCGGGGCTAGGGTATTTCTTGAGGCAGGTGGCGTAAAGGGGATGAATGATATCCCAGACGGGGATATTACGATAATTGTTGGTAATACTAGCACAAGTAATGCTAAACACGCACAGGCCGACGAGCTATACTCTATTAACACTTCAGGGGTGGGGGATATGTATGGGGTCAATGCTGCTGCAATCGCCTTAGCGTTTAAGGCCGGGCAGTGAGTTCAGACAATCGTACGCAGTTAAATGACTGCGAGGACGATGCCCAGACTTTCCAGACTTTCTCAACAACTGGCGCTGCATTAGGCACAAACGCGTTGGCTGGCCATGTCATTGAACAGTCGAATTCAGTTCAAGTTCAGCATTCCAATGTTTATGATGATACTTATACCGTTGGTGATTCCGCCGCTGCGACATTTAATTTAGATTTTTCGGATCAAACTGTTTATCTGATGGTCAAAGATAACGGGCTTGATCTTTACAATGTATCCGGTTCGTCAATTGTTCTTGGCGATGGAACTGATCGTATCGGTTATAGTGTCGGTGGATCTGATGCTGTTGGCATGTCCTATGCTAAACAGTTTATTGCTTTTAAATTAGATGGTTCTGATGCGGCAGCGAACCCTGGTACCGCTGATGTTAATCACCACGTTTTTGCGGGCACTGAAGCTAATCTTGATTTTACACAGATTACCACAGTCGGTTTTGGGTCACTCCATGCCGCAAAAGCCGGTGGTAATGTTGTAAATGTCTTTATTGATGGTATTTATTATATCGCTAATGGTAGTTATGCACTAACGATCAACGGGGGTACGGTCGGCACACCAGAGACAATGACTGATGTGGCGGGAGATGATATAACAAGTGGTTGGGGTTTAGTTTCCAATCCTTTGGGCTCACAATATGTATTCTTTTCACCCACCGAGTGGGGTGAATCAGTTGCAAGTGCGGATCACTATTTTACAGCTGATGGTGAACAATGGTACTGGATGGGCGATAATTCAGGTGGCCGGGCTATCGGGGCTGATAATTTCGATTTCAGGGTGATTGGGAATGCAACCAATACTGGCCTATGGCAAATTACTAATGTTGCGATCGTTAGTACAGGCGCTAGGGCTAATTTCCTGATGGATGATGCTAACGTCAATACCTTGGAGGTTGATACTTGCTCGATGACCGGACTTGGTACTATCGGCGCTCCGTCCTCCGGGGGAACTAGCCGTTATTGTATTAATACAATCTTTTCGGATTGCAACCAGATAACCCACAATGGTGCGGATATGTCCGGTTGTAGTATTTTACTATCTAATGTTGCAGCAGGTAGTGGGGCGTTATTTTACAACGAGACCGCTGACCCTGATGGTGAAATGGATAATGTGGTTTTCTCGCAGGGCGCAGCTGCCCATTCTGCGATTGAATTCGGCATTAGTGTTACAACAGATGTCACATTAAGAGGCATTGATTTCACAGGATTTGGCTCAACTGATGATGTAAATGGCGCAGTATTTAAATTCCTGGCCACAACTGGGAGCCTCAACCTTAATCTCGTAGGCTGTACGACTGATGGTACGTTCAGTGTGGATGACTCAGCAGGTATCATAGTAACGGTCGTAATCGACCCTGTTACTACCTTGGTCCATGTGGATGATAATATTGGTGACGATTTACAGAATTGTCTCGTAATATTGGAGGCTTCTGACGGCACCGGTGACTATCCATTTGAGGACACAATAACGATAACAGCATCAGGCACCACCGCTTCTGTGGCTCACACAGCTCACGGGATGAAGAATAATGATAAAGTGGTTGTCAGGTATGCTGCTGAAAATGAATACAATGGTGTGTTTGCAATTTCCAATGTCACCACTAACGCTTATGATTATACTATGACGGGTTCACCTTCCTCCCCCGCAACTACCAACCCGGACAGGGCGGCTATACTTGCCTCTGGCGTAGCACTACATGGCTTAACTGATGTAAATGGTGATATATCGGCATCTAGAACATATACAATAAGTACACCGGTAAAAGGATTCGCTAGAAAATCCACTTCTTCACCGAGATTTAAATCATTCCCATTAAGTGGTATCATAAATAACACATTAGGGTTGACACTGAGTGCCAGATTAATATTAAATGAGTAAAAAGGAGCGTATAATATGGGCAATAAAGATGATGATTTAGTGATGGACGGTTTCAAAAAGCTTGACCCACATCTAACTAGCACAAAGGCCCCCCGGATCAAATGGGGCGATAAATATAAGAGTTGGTCCCCCGAACGGAGACTTAAGTATGTGGAGGATTTGGCCGCTAGTATGAATAATGCTGCAGCGATTATCCAGGAAGAAAGGAATGAGTTAGGCCGATTGTGCGAAATGAAAGAAAAACAACTAATTAAAATTAGTGCGGAATTAACTCGGAATAATGAGATGATTTTAGCTGAAGTAACCAAGATGAACGAATATAAGCAAAGCACTAATCTAGAAATCGCTCGATTGAATGGTATCATTAGAGGTTTCAACGCTGAGGCAAGCTGATGGCGATAACAGTCGATTATATAACTAAAGTTATATCTGTGCCACAGGGCGATTTAACGTTCGTCTCCGGAACGCTGTATGAATTAGATACAGAGACATTCCGCCAAACGATGAAATCGATTGAAGCCAGTGAGAATGGTATACATTTTGATGATATGCACCAACGTAATGCGCCCTACACTGTGGCCGGTGTTACTTATGCTCAATCAATTGAAATAATCAATGGTTATTCCGTTACGTTTACCCCCAATTCTGCTTGGTCTGTGCGTTTGATCGGCAGTAACAACAATATATTTGATATCGAGAGTGGTATTTTAAATCAGAATCAGGTCCAGGTTATACCCACTAATTCAGCTGGGTTGATCGACGTTAATAAGCAAGATATAGAGTCAGGCGCTTATAATTCCCAAATTTACCTTGACACTACTAACGGAACGGATGGAGTAGGTCACCCATTTGGTGCTGAACGCGCACCGGTTAAAACTCAGGCGGTGGCAGTTACCCGAGCGGTAGATAGGGCGATTAATAGAATTAAAATCGTCAACCCCATAACAACGATAGATAATACTGTCTCTATGGATGGTTATTTATTGCTCGGGGATAGTCGAGCCTCGACGGTGGTGACTTTTGTCGATGCCGACACCGGCGACATGGGTTTACATAATTTACATTTTACCGGCTCAATGAATGGTGGGATAAATGCTGATAAATGCGTCATCGGAACGATTACCGGTGCCGGTTGCACAGTAAACGAGACTCTTTTTACCGATTGTTTATTCGAGGGGAATGTTCAGATTCGACCAGATAATACGCAGCCCTTCGCAATCGTTAATTGTGGCTCCATTGAAAATAATCAGATGGTTTTAGACGTTAACGGCACATCCGGTGATGTTACCATCCAGAATTACGCCGATAGAATTAAAATAATCAATATGACGACTGCGATTAATTTACACATTTCTTCGGCGGCTGGTTGTGAACTAGATATAGATGCTAGTTGCACAGCAGTGAGCCTGCTAGAGGTTCACGGCAACGTAAATATCATTAATAATAGCGGGCTAAGCGTCGACGATGATACAGCCCAGGCTTTAGTGTGGCAGGAAATCATTGAGACTGAAGGCAATTACACGGGTCAGCAGGTAATGTCGATAATTTTGGCCGTCTTAGCAGGTATAACAACAGATGCAGGTGCCACATTTAAAACACCGAATGGTGTGGCCACCCGTGTAGCAGCTATTTTGAATGATAATAATGAGAGAACGAGTCAAACATTAACACCGAGTAGTTAACAATGGCTTCAAATGATCAAACTTTTTGGCAGAAGTATTTCAGCAGAAAATATTGGCACCAGAATTATTGGGTAGGTCAATTTATAACACAGGTAGTGGACGCTATGAAAGAAAACGATTTTACTTCTAAGGGCCATGCGCACAAGCTTGATGGTGAAAGCGGCACGTCCATTAAAACAATACCGGGCGGGGGTGCTGCCGATGCTTTCGGTAGGATGAGGGTATCATCGCCCCATACCTCATTCCAGGCCATGTTGGAGTACGGATTAAATTCTGCGTTTTATGATCAGGATTTAACCGGATCTGCTACTGCTGTCCATGATGCTAATTTATCAGCTGTTAAGTTGAAATGCACTACGGCATCTGGTGATAAATGTATAAGGCAATCATCAACTTATGTGGCTTACCAACCGGGTAAATCTCAATTGATAATGGCCTCGGGTGTTATGGGTGCGGCTAAATCAGGAGTGCGCCAGAGAATCGGATTTTTTGATGATAATAATGGTTTATTCTTCGAGCAAACCAGTAGTGGGATCAGTGTGGTTCGTAGAACATCCACTTCAGGGTCACCTGTTGATGAAGCGAAACCACAAGCTGAATGGAATATGGACACATTTAATGGTAGCAAGACTTATCGAAATGCCAACCAATTGGATGTAGATTTATCAAAAGTACAGATATTCTTTATTGATTTTGAATGGCTGGGCGCGGGCACCGCACGATTGGGTTTTGTAATCGATGGTGAAATACACTATTGTCATGAATTTGCTGCAGCTAATGTTTTAACAACGCCTTATATGACTACACCTAATTTACCAATACGGTATGAGATTGAAAATATATCCACTGCAGCCAGTGCTACTGAAATGTTGCAAATATGTGGCACTGTTATTAGTGAAGGTGGCTTTGAAAGGCATGGTTTGGTCCATGCAGCAGGTACTTCAACGGCTGGTGTTACCGTTGGTGGGACGGAAGTTCCACTATTTAGTATACGCCCAGCATTATTATTCGGAGGTAAAAGTAATCATTCTATTGCATATCCGTTGATTTTAAGTGCACTTAATAATAATGTGGCAGACTTACAATATAGAATACGTATTAATGGGATTTTAACCGGAACGCCATCCTGGAGTTCAGTGGAGTCTGATTCAATGATGGAAATTGATATTGCCGCAACAGGTATAACCGGGGGGCATGTCCGTCATACGGGGTATTTAAGTGGTTCCGGTCAGGGATCATCAGATAGAGTGTCCACTGAACAGAATGATATACCATTGAGTGTACATATGGGTGATGTCCAAGATATTTTAACAGTTACGGGTATTAGTTTAGGGGGGAATATCAATGTCAATGCTTCAATGTCTTGGCGTGAATTTCTTTAGATAATGGGTATTGACAGAGGTAGTGGCTGTAGATTTTACTTTTAGGGCGAATTAAGGAGCGCTTAAATTATGAACACACATCAAGAAGAGAAAGAAAAATACGAAAAATGTTGGAATACTGAAGGGTATCGGATACACTCGCCCGGAGAAAATAGTCTAAAAGCTTTTGAGGAGATTGTTGATCCGCCTGAATTCAGTAGAATAGTTGATTGCGGAAGTGGGACGGCCAGGGCCAGTTTAGCATTAGCGGAATTGAATTATAGTGTTATGATGCTGGATATCACCGATCAATCTATGGATGATGAAGTTAAAGAAGCCGTTGCCGTTAAGGATAATTTAAATTTCCACGAAGTTAATTTATGGGAAACAATAGGTATGGATAGTCACGCTTTCGATTACGACTATGCTTATTGTTGTGATGTTATGGAACATATCCCCACTGAATATGTCATGTTGACCCTACAAAATATCATGAATACCTGTCGGGAGGGAGCATTTTTCTACATATGCTTAGTTCCAGATGGGTTTGGGAAAATCATAGGTGCTCCCCTTCACCTGACAGTTAAGCCGTTTATATGGTGGCGGGATAAGTTAGCTGAGCTCGGTGAGGTGGTTGATGCACGTGATCTATTAACTAATGGTATGTATTATGTAAAACGGAGGTCATTATGATCTTCGTAACAGGTGCAGCTCGATCAGGTACTTCCATGGTAGCCCGCATTCTTAATGATTGCGGTGCCTGGGTTGGTACTACGGGGCCGAAAAGTGATGAAAACCCCAATGGGTTCTATGAAAATATCGGTATACGTGATGGAGTGGTAAAGACCATGTTGGCTATGATGGGGGCCGATCCACTGGGTATGTCCCCCCTGCCCTCCCGAGATATCTTCTCGGGCCTTACACTACGACCCCTTATTGATAGGTTCCTGGATAGTGATGGCTACTCGGAGATACCCGGAGGGGCCCCGTGGATATATAAGGATGCTAAGCTACTACTGATGTGGCGTGACTGGGCCGCTACGTACCCCCATTCAATATGGGTCCTGGTTCGTCGGGAACGTGAAGAATTAATCGATGCATGTTGCCGCACCTCATTTATGAATATCGCCCAGTATGGTGTTCGGGACCGGGAATTTTGGGCACAATTGGTAGATGAATATTTGGAACGGGCTGAGGAATTAAAAGCATCTGGGGCGAATGTCATTGAAGTTGACGCCAATGCCCTAATCAAGGGAGATATCAGTTCATTAAAACCCGTTATTGAAAATGCTGGCCTGGATTGGGACCCCGAGAAAATTAAGAAAAATATCATGCCCAACCTGTGGGGTGAGGACAAAACGGTTATGTCCCGTTTAGAGATGAACATGGGTATGAATGTTTCCGATGAGATTATTTTAGATAACATCAGAGTTAATATCAAGCGCCAACTTCCACAGGTCAAACCTTATGAAATTAATAGTCAAAAGATTGCTATCGTGGCTGGCGGTCCTTCCCTCAGTGATACACTTCCTGAGTTGCGTAGACAGGTTGAAGATGAAGGTATTAAGTTGGTGGCGGTCAATAACACACATGACTGGTTGGTAGAGAGAGGATTTAAACCATCGATTCATGTCATGGTGGATGCTCAACAGCATAATGTTAAATTTGTGCAGAACCCTATAAAATCCTGTAAATATTTAATGGCATCTCAATGCCACCCTGATGTATTTGATGCACTGGAAGGATATAATACCCAGATATTCCATCTTCTCAATAAATCGGGGGAGGAAAAAGTCCTGGATGAATATTATTATAAGAAGTACCATTTTGTTGTAGGTGGGTCGACTGTGACTCTCAGGGCGATATGGATGATGAGAATGTTGGGGTTCACCAAAATGGATGTTTATGGTTTTGATTCCTGTTACATGGACGGTAAGCATCACGCTTATGATCAAATCGAAAATGATAGATGTGAAGTGCGTGAATTAACATGTGCAGGTAAAAAATTTCAATGTGCTGCATGGATGGCTAGTCAATTTGAGGATTTCCAACATTTTATCATATCATTGGGTGATAAATTTGAATTAAATGTTCACGGCAATGGTTTGATAGCACATATGATGAATGAAGGGGCGAAATTACAATCAACTGTAGGAGGTGATTAAGATGGCGGCGCAAGCTTGGTTAGTTTATAGAAAATTTAAAGAATATGTGATGGACAATACTATCGATATCGACGGCGATATCTTTATGTTAGCATTATACACTAGTGCGTCCAATGCTGCAACGGATACTTTATCTCTACGTAGTGAGGTGACTAATGAGGTAACTAACGCCAACGGATATGCTACCGGTGGTAAAACAGCATCAGCAACTACTTGGTTAACAGGTGCATCATCAGGTGAAATGCGTTTTGATGCCACTGCTACGATTTGGTCCGCATCAGGTGGGGATATCGTCGATGCTAAATACGCGGTATTATATGATCAAACTACTGGTGCATCGGCAGGTGCCCAAAAATTGATCGCCAGTTCGCGATTATCTACTTCGCAGTTCACTATTACCAGCGGTAATACGTTAACAGTGACACCAAGTGCTAATGGTATTTTTGAACTGAATTAATGGAACAGTATGACGAACACCATTCTTTTGTGCGCGGGCTATCTATTAAGACAGCCCGCTCTTATTATCCACTAATTTCGGATGATGATGCTGTGCAAATAGGCTGGGAAGGATTTTTGCAAGCAAAAAGATCGTGGAATGGCGTAGGTAATCTCCACGGTTTTGCATCCATCCGTATTCGCGGTGCTATCATAGATGAAGTTCGAAGATTAATCGGGCGGGGGAACAGGTATAACAAGGAAGTTTTTCTGGATGATTTCGATGATGATGAGATCGGGGAGTTATTAAGTTATCGTGATCCTAATTTAGGGGTGGACCCGGCTAAAACATTAACAGAAATGATCACCCCTGTTACAGACTCACGGGATAATTTTATTTTATTGATGTATTACGAGTATGATGTGGTCTTTGAGCAGATTGCGAGCATGTTAGGTGTTACTGTATCAAGGATTAGTCAGTTGCACAGTAGAGGCATTAAGAAATTAAGAAAGGAACATGGTGTTATTGAGGGATTATTGTAGAGGAGCGAATGATGGAATTAAATCGACGTATAGGAGATATCAAACCCCGTACTGGCAGGGCGACATATGGGGAATTAGTAAATCTCAATAAAAAACAGATTATAGCCACCCCAGGTTATTTCAAGGTGTATGCAGGGGTTGTTGTTTTAGTTGCCAAGAGCGGTAATAAGACTGGTGCATTAAGTGTACTATTTCCCGGCGATAACGTCTGCATATCACATGATTGTTGGGTCGAATCTTTAAGCAAATCTTCCTTATTTATAATTGATCCTATAATTGGTTTGGAAGTAAAACAATTTGCAGATGCGGCTGTGCAGCAATTGGAAAATAGGGATTGGAATAGTAAGGAAAATTCATTTAAGAGATCAATCTATCAATTGTTGCAGAAATTCACCCAACACGGCATTACTGGTGTGAATATTACTGAGATTGCTAAAGTAGTGGGGGCCTCACGGGAAACTACCGGTCGTCGGATTGATGAATTAATTAAAGAACATAAAATATCTAAAGTGGCTCCGTCATACTGGAGGACATTGTGAGTAGAGTCAGAAGTTTCGCGGGTGTTAAAAATCAGGCATTGCGCGAGAAGGTGGATGTCATCACCAACGAGCTACACGACCTGCTGGAAGATGCGTACTACGGAACGTATGTGTCCGACGGGGTGCGGATGTCTGACGGGTGGAAACATGGTGTATCTAAACCCTTCCTGAGTTGGGACGTGGAGCCTACGCTGCCAGAATCGCTGGCGTTGTTTCAGGCACTACATGGTATGTTGTTTCAAATCCACACACTGATGTTCCATGAGGTAAACCTGAAAGAGCCTGAACCATTATCGTCATCTGCTTATGACGATGACCTTGATGAAAATCAGAATCCAGTAAGTAAGGTATTAGTTATAGGTCAACAGTTACTGCAAACAGCGTTGGAGACCGGAGTTAACCCTATACCAATGAAAAATTGGATTAAGTCTGAGGTACAGACACAGCTAGGTCATAATATTAACTTATGACTACGAAATTTATTACTCCAGTCGATATTACTCCGGGCACGGCAGGCTCATGGCAAGATATCGATGTCACCGCTTACGTCTCGGACAATGCTACTGGGGTAATTTGCAGAGTGACCACTGATGGCACTGGTAAGCTGCACTGGCGCAAAAATGGCAGTACAGATGCTTTGGAATATTTTTCTGATGCAAATGAACATGTCTTTTTCCTGTGCGGCATCGATGGCTCCGATATATTCGAGATGTATATTAAAACACTATCGGTGGTTTACCTTGTGGGGTACACCGAGGATGAAGCAACGTACTTCACTAACAGAACAGACATTCAAACTGGTTCAGCTAATGTATGGAACGACTATGATATTTCTAGTGATACCGGCGGGGACACAGCGGTAGCGGCGATAGTGAGCTTCCGTGGGGCGGGGCATCAAATATTTGGATTCAGAAAGAATGGCGGCACGGACGCCATACAACGACAGAAATATGGGTGGATCGGGGCCATCGTGGGGGTGGACGGCAGCGAAATTCTGGAAGGGTATCAAGACACCACGACTGACCCCGCTCAGCTAGAAGGTTATTTCACCGAAGGCATCAATATGTACACCAACGGGGTGGTCAACGACCTCGCTGATAATAAAGATTTCTACCAGCAGCTAGACCCCATGCCGGGAGTAGAAGGGATAATCGTGGAGGCAGAGGCGTCTTTTGCTCAAGCAGGCAATAGGGTTCGCACAAGGGGCTCAACCGATATGGCCTTCACCAACAACAACATGGATCAGCATATGTTCCACTTTGTCCAATGCGATGCACTAGGTAGAACGGAGGGATTGATTGCATCGACCAGTATTGACTGGAACATCCTCGGCTACTGGGGGAAGCTATCCACCGCTGAAATCGTCGAGGTCACGTACCAAGTCAGCGCCAATGATCGAGACGGAGAAGAAATTGACGACACAACGTGGGATGAGGATGGGTGGGACTCGGACGGTATCCGTGTGGGGGACGACAGCGGAACAGATCACGATATGGGCATGGCTTGGACGGGGGTTGCGGTGCCTAAAGGCGCTAAGATATTATCGGCTACCATTGAGGTGTTTTGTAAGTGGGAGTCCAGCGTAGGCATCAATCCCCAGACATTAATGTACGGCTTCGCTGTCGATGATCTCGCTGCCTTCGGAGCATCTAACCGTCCCTCACAGATAGCACAGACAACGGCGTTCGTTGACCAGAAATATGACGGCGAGGAAGATTACCGGGATGAGGAGTTTGTTCCCTTGTATGATGCTGCTGATCTTATTCAAGAAATAGTGGACAGAGATGGATGGGTATCGGGTAATGCTCTAGGTGTAGTCTGGAAGGAGAATGGGTCTCCTAGCAGCTACCGGTGGCAATTACAAACCTACAACCGCAGCACAAGCCAAGCAGCGAAGATCACGATCAACTATATTGTACTGGGTGGGATACCGCACACGATCAGGAATCAATATAATTTTAGACAAATGCCAGCATTATTAACGAGGTGATTTATGGGTAGAATGTACACAACTAAATTTGCAGACGTTGCAGTATCAGCGCTCCAGGATTTATTTGAGATATTAGCACCATCCAACGCGGTCATAATTGTTCACGAATGGTCTATATTACAAAATTCTGATGTAAGTGACGCGGAGGATGAAGTACTACGTATTGAAACGGTGCGTGGAGATGGCACCGTTACCAGCGGATCGGGGGGCTCTACGGACACCCCGCAGCCAATTGATAATGGTGATGCGGCATCCGGCGCTACCGTAGAAACAAACAATACGACCCGCATGGTCGTGGGAACCGGTGTCCTCGATGTCGGCCCTCAGTATGGGTGGAATGTGCGCATTGGTCTTGAAAAGATTTACACGCCGGAAACACGACCTATAATTACGCCATCGGACAGATGGACACTTTCGTTAGATGACACACCTGCGGATGAAATAACTATGAGTGGATCAATTACTTTTGAAGAGATTGGGGGCTAGGGGCCCAATAAATGGCTAGCATTTATCGTCGAAGGTTTGATTATGCTATACACACTCGGCGTAAGAAAATTACGCTTGGGTCGTCGGGCGTGTCTGTTGATGTTCAGATACCTTCGGTTGATTTAATATTATCTACTTTCTCTACGACGGTTGAACAGACTACCAGTGAAAGCGAAAATCCTGCCTCATTTAATTTAACGATATCGACTTTTGCTCCAGCGGTAGAGCACACCACTAGTGAAAGTGATTCCATACCAGGATTCAATTTAACGCTATCGACTTTCGCACCGTCAGTTGAACAGACTACTAATGAAAATGAGATCCCTTCTGCATTTAATTTAACGATATCAACTTTTGCTCCGACGGTTGAACAGACTACTGTTGAAAGTGACGTAATACCAGGGTTTAATTTAACGCTATCTACATTTGCTCCATCGGTTGAACAGACTACTGGTGAAAATGAGATCCCTTCTGCATTTAATTTAACGATATCAACGTCCGCCCCGGTAATTGAACACACCACCAGTGAAAGCGAAAATCCTGCCTCATTTAATTTAGCGATATCAACTTTTGCTCCGACGGTTGAACATACTACCAATGAAAGTGATTCCATACCGGGATTTAATTTAGCGATATCAACCTTTGCCCCGACGGTTGAGCACACTACCGGTGAAAGCGATTTAATACCGGGCTTCAACTTAATATTATCTACTTTCGCCCCGACGGTTGAACAGACTACCAGTGAAAGCGAAAATCCTACCTCATTTAATTTAACGATATCTACTGCCGCCCCGGTAGTTGAACACACCACTTCTGAAAGTGATTCCATACCAGGATTTAATTTAGCAATTAGTGCCACTGCTCCATCGGTTGAACACACCACTAGTGAAAGTGACATAATACCGGGGTTCAATTTAGCAATTAGTACCACTGCCCCGGTAGTCGAATTATCCACTAGTGAAAGTGATATAATACCGGGGTTCAATTTAGCAATTAGTACCACTGCCCCGGTAGTCGAATTATCCACTAGTGAAAGTGATATAATACCGGGGTTCAATTTAGCGATATCCACTTTCGCCCCAACGGTAGAACATACCACTGCCGAAAGTGACGTAATACCAGAATTTAATTTGATTATATCTACCGCAGCACCTAGTGTTGCAGTAACTAATCATATCAGTTTTGAGGTCCCTGCTGCGAACCTTACTCTAGCGACTGTTGCTCCTTCAGTCGGGACGGGTATAGGGGTACCAGCAGTGGACCTCAATCTATCCACCCTCGCCCCAACGGTAGAACACACCACTAATGAAAGTGATGTGATACCGTCGGCGAATTTAATAATCAGTACATTTACCCCCGCAGTTGAACATACCACTAATGAGGATGAATCACCGGTAAGCTTTGATTTAACGATATCTACATTTGCTCCAGCAGTAGAACACACTACCAGTGAAAGTGATATAATACCGGGATTTGATTTAACGATATCTACATTTGCTCCGGCAGTAGAACACACCACTAATGAAAGTGATGTAATACCATCGGCGAATTTAGCTATATCGACCTCCGCACCGTCGGTTGAACACACTACCAGTGAAAACAAGGTAATCCCGCCCTTTGATTTAACATTATCCACTTCCGTCCCTAAAGTTGGTGGGAGTGTGGATGCAGACATCCCATCCAGTGACCTGACGATTAGTACGACCGCCCCGACAGTTGAACAGACCACTGTTGAGAGCGATGTAATACCGGGCTTCAATTTAACGATATCCACTGCCGCTCCGGTAGTTGAGCACACCACTAACGAGATCGAAAGTCCTGCTTCATTTGATTTAACATTATCTACATTCGCACCGTTAATCGAACAGACCACTGATGAGAGTGATGTAATACCATCGGCTAATTTAATAATTTCCACTGCCGCACCATTAGTTGAACAGACTACTAATGAAAGTGATATAATCCCATCGGCGAATTTAATAATATCGACCTTCGCACCGTCAGTTGAACACACTGATACAGAAAGTGATATAATACCTGGGTTTAATTTAGCATTATCTACTTTCGCCCCGTCAGTTGAACACACTACTAATGAGAGTGACGTAGTACCATCGATTAATTTGGTGATATCCACTACCGCACCTGTAGTAGGACAAACAACTAATGAGATTGAAACCCCTACCGCATTCAATCTAGAGATCAGTACGTTTGCCCCATCAGTCGAACATACTACCGATGAGAGCGATGTAATACCGGGCTTCAATTTAACGATATCCACTGCCGCCCCAACGGTAGAGCATACCACCAACGAGATTGAAAGTCCCGCTTCATTTAATTTAGTATTATCAACTTTCGCTCCGACGATTGAACACACTACACATCGTGATATTGAGATTCCGTCAGTAGATATATCATTATCGACTTTTGCACCAGAGGTAATTACCGATCGGGATTGGGATATTGAGATTCCATCGGTAGATATATCATTGTCGACCATTGCGCCTTTGGTGGGCGTCACTGATAATACCTTTATAGATGTCCCATCAGCTAACCTAAGTATATTGACGTCAGTGCCGGAAGTATCTAGTATTAGAGTATTGGATGTATTCACGGTATTATCCACTAATCTTCTAGATTCCACATTAGCATCTAATGACACTGATTCATCTCTTGATTCCGTCGACCCAGATGCATCCCTGGATTCTGTTGACCTGGATTCTACATTGGCGTCTGATGGTATTGATTCGTCCCTTGATTCCACTGACCTGGATTCAACGGTGACATCGAACGATTTAGGTTCATCTAAAAGTTCTATTGACCTGGATTCAACGGCGGTGTCTAATAGTTTAGACTCACCTAAAAACTCCAATAGTTTAGACTCATCCTTAACATCCAATCGATTAGGCCGATTGAAAAACACAGGTACTTAATAATGGCTGCTATATTTACAACTCAACAGATAATTGGCTCGTATATCTTAGGTGAGCTCCCGAAGGCTTTGCAAATAACTTTTAAAGATGATTCAGATGTGGTTATCGATCTAACGGGATTTACGGCTAAATTTGAAATAGTTAGGTTAGATGGAACTGATCCAGGTAATTTAGGGCAAGGAACCCCCTCAATCGTTACGGAGGCCAGTGGATTGACACAATATATCTGGCATGCAAATGATCTATTGACTGTTGGGATGTACCGGGGTATAATGTGGGTTGGGGATGGTACAAACCGCTATGGTTCCGATTTTTTTGAGTGGTTCGTGAGAGATTCACTTACCACCGTACCGAGTATTTAGATATGGCCGTTAATGACTTTTTAGACATGATGCCAGCGACTATTATACATAGTCCATTTGTGAGTCGAGATTCATATGGTCAACCTACATATGGTAGCTCCACTAATTATAGAGCCAGGATTGTTTACAAGGATACTATAATCCGTGGTGTTGATGGCTCTGAATTGGTATCTAGACAACAATGTTGGGTAAATGGCACCCCTTCCATAAGACCCACTGACAAAGTTACCCTCCCTGATGGGACCTCCCCCCCTATATTCAATGTTGAAAAATTCAGCGATGAATCTGGTGATCACCACGTTAAAATATTCTTCGGGCAGGAGGTCATATGACAACTATCTCCATGAATATCAAGGGCCTCAAGCAATTGAGGAGCGACATGCGAAAGTATGGGGTTAGAGCAGATAAAGCTGTGGTGCAATCCCTGAAAGACGAAGCCGAGGGTATTTTGAAACAAAGCCAGGAATTGGTTCCGGTTGATACCGGTGCATTAAGAGATTCCGGAAGAGTGGTTGGTCCCAGGAAAAGATCAGTTACCATCGAATATGGTGATGATAAAGTTAATTATGCCGCTGCGGTCCATGAAATTTTAGATGCTTTCCATCCCTCAGGTATGGCTAAATTTTTAGAAATACCCGCTAGAAGGGCCTTGGTTGGTATGGGCAAGCGCATGGCCAAGGATGTTAGGAATGCCGTGGGAGGTAAGAAATGAGTATTCTAGATGATATAGGTGCTAAGTTGGTCACCGATTTGGTGGTAGAGGGGGTCACTGGTTGGACCCTAGCTAAATCCTATATGCCGCCCACACCTGATCAGGTCATCGGGATATTTGAAACAGGCGGGATCATACCTGATCAAACTGAAGGGATTTCATATGAATACCCAACATTCCAAGTCAGATGCAGGGGATTGTCTTTTGGGTACGAAGCCACTCGGATAAAAATACAAGAAGTTTTCGACAGTTTAAATAATTCTACGGTGTCTGGGTATATTTACATCTATCCTAATGAATCTGGGCCCATCCTATTGAAATATGATCATGATGATAATCGACCGGAACTGGCATGGAACTTTACGACGATGAAAGGGTAATATATATCGCTGGCGGTGGTCCTTCATTGAAGGGCTATAACTGGGATCTATTGAAAGGAAAACGGATTATTGCCATTAACCGGGCATATGAGGTTATACCTTGGGCCGAGATAGTTTATTTTTCCGATGTCAGATTTTTTGATTGGCATAAAGAAGGCCTATTAAAGCATGCCGGTATTAAAGCATCGGGCAATAAACATGTTGATCACCCTGAAGTGGAAAAATACAAATTTACTGGTTGCAAAGGAATCGATTTAGGTCACATGAAATTGAAACATGGGAATAATTCTGGATATGCGGCGATGAATTTGGCGGTTCATTTAGGTGCTAGAATGATTGTGTTACTTGGATTCGACATGAAATTCAGTAAGACTAACACAGCTAATTGGCATAACGGGTACCCGGTTGCCAGCAGATTAACGCAGTATGAGAAAATGCTGCCATATTTTGAATCAATGCGTGAAGCCTTGGATGAAAGAGGTATATCAGCATTAAATGCGTGTGAAGACTCAGCAATAAATGTATTCTATAGAACACCTCTTGATAAGGCACACTTAGTGAGAATATGATGATAGATCAATATAAAATAATGCATCGCAACCCGAAAAGATTCCCTGGATTTTCTATAAAATTCCATATTGAAGACATTGATAATTTGGTAAAAAAGCATAAAGTAGATAGTTTATTGGATTATGGCTGCGGGAAGGGATATCAATATTTGGCGTCACGGTGCCATGAGTCCTGGGGCATATTACCGCATTGTTATGATCCTGGCGTGACTTTTTTAGACACTAAACCAGAAGGAGTATTTGGAGGTGTGATATGCACAGACGTTCTTGAGCATATCCCTGAAGAGGATATTAATTCATTTTTGAAAACATTATTTGACCACGCAGATAAATTCATATTCCTATCTATCGCTACCTTCCCAGCACGGAAATCCCTGCCGAATGGATTAAATTGCCATGTTACAGTCAAGGATTCCGATTGGTGGATTAAACAAATAGTATCTTTTATGACGTATGATATAGATTGTGTTGTCAGTTTCCGGCATGCTGATAATGAAACGGAATTAGTGGTTGTATGAATCCATCAGCACATTGCCTAGTTAAGAAGTTACCTAATTACCCCTGGAAGTGTATCTATAGCGGTATCAGGGCTCAAGGATATGATCTAAATAGAGGGACCTTACCGACTGATTTGCTGGTTACATGGACTCCGTGGAATAATTCAATTGGTCATCGAGCCGGTGAGCATCAAAAGTCATCCGGTAAAGATTGGATAGTTTTTGAAAATGGATATCTAAATGCTAGTAATGGGACCAGATATTATTGCGCCGGGTTAAATGGTTTCAATGGCCATGGTGACCATAGATTATATACTATTGACAATTCCAGGTTCGACGATCTAAAAATTGATATCAAAGATTGGTCTAAAAATGATGGGTATATTCTAATTGTTTCCCAATTTGGTCATCGCGATACTAGATATTCAATGCCAGTTGATTGGCCAAATATAATCATTGAGAAAATCAGGAAGGTTACAGATCGACCGATATTATATAGACCGAAACCCGGTAAACTTAGGATTCCCACTAAATTATATAAGAACACCACTATAGCCAGTGTTGATGACCCTATTGATGAGTTGATTAAAGGGGCTCACATAACAGTTATCTGGAATAGCAAGGCCGCTATTGAATCATTAATAGCTGGAGTGCCGGTTGTCGTTAACGCTCCGATAGGTATTTCAAAACCGATGGGAACCGAGGTAAGTAATATTGAATCCCCTTATTACCCTGAAAATAGGCTTGAATTTTTCAGGGAATTAGCCTGTTCTCAGTGGAACGAAGACGAAATTTATGCGGGCAGACCATTTAGGCATTTACTGCGATGATCATCAATTATTTTCTGGAACAAGGAACTAGGCCCCGTTTCATCGGGGAAGCCGTTAATGAAGGAGCCAGGAAGAATAATTACAGGTGTTGTACGACACACAAATCTAGATTTAGAAATACAGATACCGATGTAGCTGCTATGTATGGTTTAAGAGAGAATAGCAGAGAGATCATGATTGAATATTTAGCAAAGGGCAAAAAGACATTATTTTTTGATTTGGGGTATTGGGGTAGGCACACCCCTGATAGGCGGTCTGGTCATCACAGGATTGCTATCAATGGATTCCACGCTAAATTTGGTAGAGAGGAATGTAGTTCTGATAGATTCAAGCGATTCGATATTGAATTAAAATCATTTAATCAATCAGGTGATTATATCTTATTGTGTGGTCAATCAGCTAAAGCTGCCTGGGTTTATGGATTAGACCCCGAAGAGTGGGAATTACAGATTATCGAACAAATAAAGGAAAATACCGATAAGCCTATATGGTATGTACCAAAACCATCCTGGGACGGTAAGCGTCCCATTCCGGGAACTGTGTATTGTGATGGGCCGGTAGAACAATATATCGATAATTGTTGGGCAGTGGTTACACATCATAGTAATTCCGGTGTACACGCATTGGCCGCCGGTAAACCAGTATTCACACAAGAGGGCGTGTGTAAATCATTAATCGGTGAACTGGATTTGACGAGTATTGATGACCCCTTCATTCCTTCTGAATTGGAACGAGATAATTTCCTGTTTAATGTAGCCTATTGGCAGTGGTCAATAGATGAAATAAAAAATGGTTCGATGTTTAGAAGTTTAAGAGAAAGGGGCTTATTGTGAACATAGTTTTCTACGCAGCCAATAAGAATAGGGAAGGATTACTGGCGTCGGCTTTTGTGGGGGGCGTTGTGATGAACGGTGATAATGCCACCATTAAGATGATAGCGGATTATGAATCACCAGAAAATGATACTGATGTTGCAGTGGTTATCGGTGTTAAAGGCAAAAGTCGGCAAATAATAGATGATCATAGGGCGGTTGGTAAAAATATAATTTATATCGATAAGGGGTATTTTAGGATTAGGAATCTAACCCCGGATGGGCTTAGTAGATCATTGTATTACAAAGTTAGTCTCAATGATTTTCAGTCATTGGATTATTTAATGGATTTAAATGCCCCCAGTGATAGATGGGACAAATTAAGCAAAGATCACGGGTTGAAATTAAAACCACGGAGAGAGGGGGGCACTAATACTATTTGGTTGGGACCATCTCAGAAATATTGTAATTTCCATAAATTAGGGGATGCCACTGAATTTTCAAAGGGATGCATCCAGACACTCATGGAGTATACCAATACTAAAATTGTTTATAGACCTAAACACAGTTGGAAGGATGCAGTACCTATTAAGGGAACTGAATTTTCCAGGCCCCCTATTAAAATAGAAAGTGAATTCAATAATGCGTATGCATTAGCCACACATGGTAGTAACACATCTGCCGAGGCAATACTTCATGGCGTACCGGTGATTGCATTTGGTCCCGCGATAACCAGACCGATAGCTATAACTGACAGAAGGGAATTTTATAAG